CAAAGGGACTCCCTAAAAAGTTTTTTATGGTAGTGTAGCTGGACCAAAGAAGTCTGATTGAGTAGACAAAGTAACTGTAGCAGTTGTTTGGTCTGTCAATGCAGGGTTGATCAAGATAGCTTCGACTTTACCTTTAAAGTAAAATTCTGTGTTACCATATGTTAGTGCTGTAGCAGCAGTATCTAGTGATGCAGCCTTTGTAGTTGCTTCTTCACACATCATAAAGCGGAAATAAACTTGTGTTCCGATTAGAGCATGAATGTCTGTCATGTCGTTTGCAACATAGTTAACAGTAACTTCTAGAGTAGGTGCGTCAGACTGACCTTGCACCTGAGAAGAAGAACTTTGACCATAAACTGGTACGTTAACAATGTTTGCAGGAGTACCGATTGAAGGGAACTCACGAACAGAAGGCATACGGTCTACATCATTAGCATTTACTGTTACGAATAGGTCAGCATAACCCGCTGCATTTTCTGTTGCAGGTGTTGATGAGCCACTATAAATGTCTAGGTAGGTAAAAATACCTGCGCCTAGGGAATCAATATGAGCCATTTATTATTCTCCATATATTTTAAATGGTATTAAGTATCTAGCACTATAAAGTGCCTTATTAGATGGGTCTAGCCCTTCCACATTCAAATAAGATGTTCCAAGCTCAGTTCCATTTGTTAAACGTCTATTTTGTAAGCTAATATCTAGTATGTCAGAAATCGCCATAAGACGAGATTGTCCTTCACCAGCTTTTACAAAAATCTTAACGGCAACAAGACCTTCAAGTTGCTTTCCACCGCCGTGAGCATTATTTTCACTGTTACTAGGTAATACGTTAAGTCTACAAAACTCGTTCTGATCATCAATAGTACCTTGATAGTTATCAGGATAAATATCGATATTATTTGCAGTCCAAGTTGAAGAACCAAATACAGCCTCAATATCGTCTAAAACATCATCATACATTATAACTGCTCCTTAGTTAGGATAGCTGTAATAATAAAATTATTATCAGTATAATCAATAATATTATAAACTTTAGAGTCAACAGTTAATACGTCATAAACTGAGATATCAACACCTGACTTCATGATGGCTGTAGTTGTAAATCCTTCACCTGAAGGTTTCTGAGTAGATTGAATAATAACATCTACAGTTTGACTACTAATAGTACTAACTGTTTGTCGAGTATTAAAATTATATCCAGAAACTGCTTTAGTAGAAAGAGTTCCTTGCTTAACGAGATCACCCGCAGCAGTAAAAGCTTTATTAACAGCAGCAGTTACTTTTGCAGAAAGTGACATTAGTTAGCCCTCCACCAACTGGAACCCATACCGAATGACCCTCTTCGAATAAGTGGTCTTAATGGTTTAATTATAAAAGCAGGTGTAATAGAAATTCTAGTTACATCATTATTACTATCAGATAAACTAATTGATCCGATACTAATGCTTTCATAAGTTTGAGTAGTTTGAGCTAACAAGTCTTCGTTGTTTAACAAATGTAATGCTTGTTCGTAAACGCCTATTTTTACAAGATCTGGTATCGTAGAATCTGAGATAGAAATCTCTTGACCCATACGAGGATCATAGTAACGAGCGTTTTTACGAGGCCAAGCAAGAGCTTGAGAAGAGCTAACAGCCGATCCAATCCAGGGATTGTTGTCGATAATTTGTGTAGCAGTTACAAGTGCATCTTCTTTATCGTTATTAGAGGCACTGTCCCAATTTGCAGAGTCAATTCGAGTTTCGAAGTAATCATCTGCATTAGCAACTGTTACATAACTATTAGTATTTAGAACTAAAGCCATTAGCTCCTCCTATTTATTATGAGTGGAAAATAGGTAGAATACCTAGGTTTAGGGCATCCATTTTACGATCCCATGAAGCACCTGCTGCATAGTTTGCGTTTGTTGCAAATGCATTTGTAGCACCTGCCCAATCGTAGCCCATTGGGTGCATGATGAAGCCATAACGATACCAAATATTTGTAGAACCGCCACCTGTGTATGCTGCTGCGTCACGATCTACTTCTACTGGTGTAGGAGTTGCAACTGGAGCAAAGGTTACAGAACCTGGCTTAACAACGAAAGTACACTTTGTTGATTGTGCATTCAAGTCGCCTGATGCTGCTGTGTGCATTTGGTTTGCACGAGTCATTACTAGACGGAACTTACCACCAAAGATTGTGCTGAAGTTCAAGTTACCATCTGTAACTGTTGTGTCGTCAACTAAGTTAGCTGCACGCATTTCTGCCATGATTTCTGGTGAAGTTACAAGATACATAAAGTCTGGTTCGTAATCTTTGAAGCCCATGCCAATAGCTTGGAATAGACGCTCACCACGAGCAGCACCAATTGCTGTTGAGTCAAATAGTTTACGCTGATCAGAAGAACCAGTTGCTGCACTACCAAAAGTACCAGCTGCGTTTACGTCAACAAAGTTACCTGTTGCTGCAGCATCTGCATCTGTATCGTAGCCTACTAGACCACCGTTACCTGATCCACCTGCGTCACCCAGTGCTACTTCGTATGCTGCAACACCTTTTAGAAGGTTCATAAGAGCAGTACCTTCGTCATCGCCACGTACTTGTGCAAAGTCACGAGCAATTTTTGCTAGACCGTCTTGCTTTGAAACAACTTCTTGCATGTTAACTTGTTGCGCACCAAATGTACGAACTGTTTTAACATAGTTAGCAATATCTGTTGTGATGTCTGTGTATGTACCATCTGTTGCAGATGACAAAGACGCAACATTGATATTTGCTGCTAGTGGTTTGTAGTAACGGAACTGACCGATGAAAGATTCACCATCAGCATTGATGTCGTCACGCTGCCCAACAATACCTGTTGAGTTTAGCTTTTTCTCAGTAGTATATGCCTCATCTGCGTATGCAGAGATAGCGAGAGCTACATTTTGAAAATCTGTGTTTGTAATAGCCATAATTATTAATCCTTATTTAAACTATTAGTATGTATAATTACCTAATTGACCTTTTGAGGCCATTGCTAAAACCTCCTCCTGTGTCATTTGAGATAGCGATTTCTTTTCAGTAACATTTGGCGTTCCTGCCGAATTTGTTGTTCCTGCACCAGAATTTGCTTTAACACGGAAAAGGAAAGAATTGTCTTCATTCTTTGAATAAGCGAGAATAAAGTCTTGAATAGTAGTGCCTGACTTATGAACCCAAGTACCGTTTTCATTTTGAACGAGTTGCTCAACAATATCACGGTAGGCCATTTGACGACTACGCTCATTACGGAAGTCTAAACCACCTAGTTGCGAATTAACTACATTATCACGATTTAATTTCGTGTTCTCTTCTTCGTAGACTTTTAGTTTTGCATTCGCTTCTGCAAGCTTCATTTCTAAAGCTTCCTGCAGCTTTCCTTCTTCTTCTAGCCGCTGAATTTGTTCTTGTTTTTGTTGTTGTTCAATTTCAGCTGCCTTCTTAAGCGCTTCATCACGCTCTTTAGCCATGCGATCCATGTTGGCCTTCATTTTAGTAAGCCGTTCTTGGACCTCACGTTCAATCGGATCTACCTCGTCATTGCTTGAAGCTTCAACGGTTTCCTCTTGAACTTCTTGTTCAGTAGTCTCATTGGATTCTACTTCATTTACTGTTTCTTCTTCGATTTTATTTTCTTCACTCATAATTTTTCCTTTCAAGCACAGCTTGAGTTGTATATAATATTTGTGTCACAGACACGGTTATTTAAAAGTCCTATAGGCTATTACAAATAACTACGGACCAATGCCATACCAGTCTTTATTGCCTGATAGTGGCGATAATATATCAGATCTAGTGATCTTATTTTTTGGATTTATTAGACCTTGGGCTATTGCCTCTTGTCTAAGTTCATTATACGATTTTCTAGAAAGACCTTGTTTGCGCATTTCTTTTAAAGTCTTTTCAATCGTATTACCTTCAAGAGCATTTGCATAAATGGTTCTTAAAGCATCTTTTGCACGATTAGCTTCACCAATATTAGTAAAAAAAGCATCGTGAATTGTTCCAGTCCCGACTTTGTTTTTACGACCCCACTCGTGGAATTGTCTAACAATAACAGCGTCATTACTGTGGTTTCCATTAACACCTAGTCCAATTCTAGCATCTACCAAAGAACCTTTTCCTAAAAGCTTCCCATCTTCTGCTGAATCTTCGTAAATATTAGAAATTCTTCTACCAGTTACAGGATCTCTAAATTCAATTCTTTCCTGTATCTTTGGCCTATACCTTTGAGTCATAATTTTTCCATCAAAAGTTACCCAAGGTATATCTACACTTTGAGTTTCTTCAACATATCTAACAGCCACCTTTTTCCAATAATTAATAAAATTATCAGTTACAGGCGCTCTTTGAGACATATTCTTACTCATAATACGAGATATCTCTGAGAATTCTTTTGGTCCAATTACTCCTTGTCTAGCATTGTACATTTTGTCTACAAAATCACCAACATCAGGGTGAATTTGTTGTGCATCTTTTAATAGTGTTCTACCAACAGGTTGTCCTTTGTTTACTATTTCTACTAGCTCATCTCTAAAAGACTTTAATTCTGCTGCTGTAGCTGTAGCCCCAGTTCTTTCAGCAATTTTAATTTTACCATCAATTAGTCTTAAATTAGAGTTTAAGCTTTCTTTTGTTATAGTAAGAAAACCTTTTCCTTCAAGAACAGAAACAAGCCCTCTAGAAACATTAGCAGTTTTAGTTGCTGCACCAGCACCATAAAAACCCACCATGTTTTGATATTTAGCAGCCTTGGCTAAATCTTCCCAAGTTAAGTTAGCGTTCCTTAAAGCAGGTATTGCTAAAAACTCTGGGTCATTAACAGTATCAATTGCTACCAAGTCATAAAGACGGTTTTTCTGAGTAGTTGCAAGAACATTAGAAGACTCTGCTAAAGACCTATCTCCTGTAGACAATGCAATAATTTGAGCACCAGAAGAACTAGCATCATTTTCAATCATTAATCGAGTTTTATAGGTTGTAAGTGGATTTCCTTGATCGATATGTCTTTGTATTCTAGCATACTCTAAAGACATTCTTCCAAGTTTAGCTACTTCAGCACCTTCAAGCCCCTTCATTAAAGGGTGTTCAAGAAACTGTCTAATCCGTCTATCTCTCTGAGTGGTAGACATCATTATTTGGCCTAGCTCTAAAATATCACTTTCGTTTCTATTAAAAATAGCTCTACGACCTGCTTGAGTAAGTGCTTCTGTCCCTGGACCTAATAAAGCACCAACCTGTATTTTTAGTTCATCTAAGGCTTCTTCTGTCATGTTAACTGCATAGCCAGAGTTTAAAAATGGACGTCCTAGTTCACCAGTAGTAGGTGTTAAATATCCTCTGTGATAAACTCGACCTCGACTATCTAAAAACGCTTGAGTTTTAAAGTTTTTACCTCTTTGGGCATGATATTTTGCAGTAGACATAAGGCCGTAACCTTGTTCGCCTCTGTTTAAAATTTCATGACGAAACTCATTAATACCGTCATAGTATTTAGTGTTTCCCCTTGGATCTCTAAATCTAGCAACATCATCCATG